AATCGCCGCCGTCCAAGTCCTTGGCATAAGCCCATTCGTCCTCATCGTCCTCGATCTCAAACTCGCAAACAAGGTCAATGCTCATCGTTGCGTATGCTCTATACCGTTTCATCTTCGTCTTCCTCCGCTGGGTCTGTTTCGATTGATATGCCGCCAAAAACCAGCCTGCCGCTCCCGTTGTATGAGCAGACCGTGTCCTTCGTAAAGGTCACAATGTTCTGGTAGTGAGACTCCAGATCCTTGGCAATGTCCACGGGGACTAGACCGATCAGGCCAGCATCAACGGGATAGCTCATGCCGTTAGACCCCCAGTACTCACCATCGCCCCAGCGGGTCGGGAAAGCCAGAATAAAGGTCTTATTCATATGAAAATCGTCAAGCCTGATATAACCAACAGGATTTGAAAAGTAATTGCAAGACTCCAGCAATTCGTCCCAATTTTCATCAGGGACGGCATAGCACGGATCACCCAGCACATACTGACCGGCTGGAACAACAACATCAACGGATTTAATTTGCATTTTTTTGCTCCTGTAAAAAATTGGTTAATTGCGTTATGAAATATTGCTTGTCCAGATCCTGCGGAATGGGCGGCTCGATCTTGACCGGCGCAAGGGTAAACAGCTCTGGGAAAGCCTCGTACAAGGTCATAGCATTCCAGCCATCAGCATAAAAATAAGCCTCTGCCAATTTGCTGGCGAAATGACCCTTCGCCTTCATTAAATGAGCAGAGTCAAAACCCTGTTGTAATTTCTGTTTTTTAGTCAGCATAAAATTCTCCTAGCAGTTAATGATTACCAAATGGCAATCCCTATGCCCCGTAGGGCATGAGGATTACAGCACTTAACAAAAAACGCCAACACCGTCACTATTAAGGCGGCTATGGTCTCCGAAAAATGAGCTGGTCTGGGTCATTTTTTTTTAACAGGAATTAGATTAAAAAATAGACTGCGGACGGGAAGACATAGAAGGCAACATAAGCCCAGCCCACCACCAGCAACGCATTAAACAGCCATTCAAAGCGGGGAAACATACTCAAGCCCTCACTTGTGCGACTGATACACCGTGGCCGGATAACCAATAAATGGCTTCTTTATCGTCACGGGCGGCACGGCTTAACATTTCGCCCAATGCCTTTGAATCCCAGCGAATTACTGATTGGGACAAGTGATGTCGAGCGATCGCACGGGGTACGGGTCGGCTGTTGATATAAAACTGAATCATAAAAAAACCTCCTAGCAATTAATCGGAGACCCCCGAAGGGGTTTCGCTGGGATCTCACCAGCTCATCAGTCCGCTTATTTAAAAGCCTTTCGATCGGTTAATTGGTTGTGAATGTCCTGCGCTAATGCTATCCAGCTCTCAGGATTGACCAGACCCAGCGGCGGGTAATCCTCCGGCTTAGTGGCGGCAACCTCAGCAGAGAAACGCTCTAAGGCAGTCAAGACCATAAGCACGGCGAGCGGGTTGGAATCTAATATTTTGGATAAGGTCGGGCTGTTCATTTATTGACCTCCCACATAGAGCCGCCCATTGTCAGCACCATAGAGCCATGCTCCAGTAAGTGAGAAATAGCCCATAAATCGGTATCGTCCCAGTCTTTGGAATCATGCTCACGGGTTTTAACCTCGTGCCAGCCGTTGCAGATTTCACCGTCCCGCTTTATGTGATAAGTGATTAGCATGGCAAAGCCTCCAGCTCCTTGGGTGCGACAAAGTACCCGATCGTATGCCCTTTTTTATTGCCCTCCCATTGCACCTCCAGCCCGATCGCCTCGGCAATCCGCACCATGCACGAATGACCACAAGCACCGTCCAGCGAGACCGATCCGTCCGGCTTAACAGTCAGCCCGTAGAATCTGGGGTTTATGTCTTCCTTGACCCGCTTATAGCCTGCGACAGCGTAGCCGCAATCAACCAGCGGCAGACCAGCGACCAGCTCGACCAGCTCCCGCTGATACTCACACTCTAGCCAGTCACCGAAGACCGTCCCGATCATGTCATAGCCGCCGCCCATGCACTTATAGCGACTGCCGGACTGGCGAGAGTCAAGGCGGCAGATGTTATAGCCGTAAGTATCACGACCACGGGAAACACTCCAGCTAATGCTCAAATGGTTAATTTTCATTTTTCAATCTCCTCTAGTAATTCGTCTAAATAGTCCTCGTTGCCATACTCCAGCTCTGTCTCTAAAAAATACCGTTTCTCCTCAATCAGCTCAGAGATCAAAGCCTCCTTGCTCATGGTCTCCCAAGTCTTGAGGCGATCCAAAAGAATAATTTTTATCTTCTGGTTGCCGTCTGGTCGTGCTTGATTCATTCGAATATCTCCTTTAGTAAGTGAAACCATAAAACAAAATCGTGCCGCTTTTTACATAGATCGAGCGGGAACAATCGGAACAGTCCTCCAGCTCATAGGATCGAGTACTGCGATCGTATGCGCCCCGCTTATAGACTTTGGAGCTGTCAGCCTTGCGGCGCACATACTCGCCCAGCGGCAGATCTTCGACCCGTGCAGAGTAAACACCGGCGGCATAACGGTCACGGACGAGCTGGGTCGCATCGTCAGTTAGACGGAAAACATCTTTCACAGTAGCGAAAGCCTCCGGCAATGGCTTGCCGTCCTGTAATAGATCCTCAAGTAATACATGGGCACGGTCTAAAAAGCCCCGCTCTGATTTGCTTAAGTGCATATATCAATCTCCTAGCAGATGAATTAAAAAGAAACTACCTGCCGATTTTAACTCTTAACTGTCTTGACAAACAATACCCCTATATCACTTTTTTTAAAATAATTTGAAAAGGCAAAAAAGCAGCTTAAGGGCAACCCGCAAAGCCTTTAGATATAAGGGTCGTGATCGCAAACAGTCCTGGAGCAGCTTAAGCACTTCTATATAAACAAAGGGCTGGCGGGTGATGAAAATGAGGCCATTGTGGAAACCAGCCCGCAAAGCCTTATAAATCCTAGGCAGGTGATCGCGAGAAACGCGGCGGGGATCTTGATCGCGGGGAAAGAATAGCGAAGCGGAACAGCTCAACCTCTGACAAGTCCCAAGGGAATGAGAGAGAGCTAAACACTCCAGACCACCAGAGAGAGATCACATACTCAGCCGTCCCAGAGTCACACCGGCAACCCGACCAGCAGACCAAAGCAATGCTATCCCGTCCACCTGTTGCAGAGCCTCAGATTCTGGGCTAATCTCAGGGAACACGATTCCCATTAAATACCCATGAAAAAACTATCTCGAAAAGAAATCACCGAAGGGCTGGAGCAGATCCCAATCAATCAGATCCTGCTGGGGTCTGGTAAGGCAGGAATAACGCTGACCAAGAAGCAGAAGGCATTCGCAGAGGAAGTAGTGAAGACCGGAAACAAGTCAGCCAGCTATCGGAAGACCTACAACACCAAGGGCAAGGCAACCACAGCGCACCGAGATGCGCTCAAGATCGCCAACAATCCCAAGGTGGTCACATACATACAGGCGCTGGAACAGGCAAAAGAGGCTGAGACATATCTTCTACCCTCTCGTTTGAGGTCTATCGCAATCCATCGCCTGACCGGCTTAGCCCTAAATGATGAGATCGCCCCAGCGCAACAGCTAAAAGCTCTGGAGCTAATCGGCAAAATGACCGAGGTCGCACTCTTTACTGAGCGGCGGGAGCTGGTGAAGGTGACGGACAGCGAGCAGATGCGTGACCAGCTGATGAAATCGATTAGGCTGGCATTTTCCTCCGGCGGGGCGATTGATGTTGAGGCAACCGAAGTCGATAGTCTGCTGGACGAGATCAGCGGCAAGCCTGCTGTTGATGCACCAGACCCAGATCATGCTGAGCAGTTAGCAGATGCGCCGGACGCTGACACCAGACCTATTGCAGGGGGTGAGGCATCGGAAAACGAGATTCTGGAGACCCCACCAGACCCCGACCCCCAAAAAACAGCTACAATTGCGCCGGCCCTCTTGCATAGTATTCCACTCACTAAATCACCTCCCAAAACTGTTAACCCACAAGGGCTAACACCTGTTAACCTTTCATTTCCTTTAGAATCAAGTACTTGCGTGTCAACTGGTGTAAACCCTAATAAGGACACCCCGCCTT